TTGTTCTACAACTTTTTTTAAAACTTCCTTAGGAAAAGTTACTATTTTAACTTCTCTATGATTTCTAATTTCTCTTGTGATGTCGCAACCAATAAAATAAAACTTATCTTTAAACATTTCTATAAAACTCATTATAAAATATAACTATAAAAATTAAAGTAAGGGGGAAATACCCCCCTTACACTTATCAATAACCGATACTATATAGTTTAATTCATTGGGAGAATACTCGCAATGATTCAAGATGTCTTCAATATGCCAATCAACAGCACATTTTTCTTTAAGTTTGGCGAGAGAACTTTCTTGAAGTTGAATGTTATAGATGGAATCCTTTCTCCCAGAAAATAAATAAATAGGGGGTGTTTGGATGGGTTCAATAGGAATAATCGTATTTAAAAAGATAGTATGAATCCCAAGAATTGCCCCTAAAGGTTCTTTATAATGTAGTCCAACATTGAAAGCAATTGTCCCGCCTTGGCTTATTCCAGCGACGATTATATTTTGCGCCATGATGCTCTTTCTCTCGTGGTCAATAATTTTATAAATCCGCCGGGTTTGTTCTTTAAAATGGGTTTCATTTATGTCGTCGTGTTCTAATAGTCCATTTTTTTGCGTATAATAATCATACCATGAACTGATATTAGGCAGCGGTTTCTCTGACCAAGAAATACTACGCAATGGTGCGGTTGGTAATATTACTTTCATATTTTTATTATGGGTTTGAATCGCGATTTTTAAAGGAATCAAATCTTTATAGGTCTGAAACATTCCGTGGAGTATAATGATTGTATACAAATGCTTTTCAATAGAGTTAAATATCATTCTTTATTACTATACTAGTATAATAGTATAATAGTATTATAGTATTTGTATTCTATTTATACTTTTTTCTTTTTTTTTGTTCTTTTTTTTGTTCTTTTTATAATTTTTTGTCCATCGTTTTTTATACTTTGTGTTTGTGTTTCTTGTGTTTCTTGTGTTTCTTGTGTTTCTTGTTTTTGTTTTCTTATAATATCCTTCTCCTAAATTTTTACTTGTATAACTACTTGTTCTAGTATTGATTATTGGTTCCATTTGTTCGCATATTGTTCTATCTATTTCGCCATCTACAATAGCTTGTATAAACTTTTTCACGCTTCCGTTTGATAGTTTCATAATACCATCATTGGGGTCTTTAAAATAATATAATAACTCGGGAAGTACTACTAATTTATATATTTTAGTGATTTCAGGTGGTTTAGTGATTTCAGGTGGTTTAGTGATTTCATGTGGTTTAGTGAATTTCTGTATTATGTGCTCTATTGAAATACCATGTTCTTCTAATATTGTAATTAGTATTCTTGTAATAAAATTTAAATACTCATCATTATTTATATAGTTACAAATTGTATACATTATATGCCTTAAGAATTCAAAATGTTGTAGCGTTTCATCATGATCAAAAGGATCAAAAAAAATTTTTTTAATAAAAGTCTTTCTAATAAACTTATGTAATTGTGGATTTGTAACCCAGTTGTCTTTAGTCGTTGATTTGTCTTTTTTATAGTATTCATATAATTCATTTATTATATCATCTTGCCATGTCATTTTAAAGTATACTACTACAATACTACAATATTAAAATATAAAAATGTGGTAAAGAATAGTATAAGAAAAAAGAAGATATAAATAGTTATAGATCTCTGTATATATGAAAATAGTCAGTATTGATGTAGGTATTAAAAATTTAGCACTTTGTATTATTGAATCGATTGAAACAATTGACAACATTGAACCGACGTTTAAAATTATTTATTGGAATTGTATTAATCTAACCGAAAGTAAAAAAATTTGTACTTGTTATACTTTAACAAAAAAAACAAACAAACTATGTACAAATCCTGCTTTTTTTTTTAAAGAGGACAATTTTTTTTGTAAAACTCATGCTAAAAAATCAAGTTATTTATTGCCTGAAAGCATACCAAAGTATAAATCACTTAAAGTAGAAGACTTGGAGCATTTATGTGACCAATATATGATTAACCATGACAATTTAACTAAGACTTCATTACTTAATACGATTGAAAGCTATATAGAAAAGAATGGGTTGTTTACAATACCACGCACAAATTGTAATACAATTAATTTGATAGAAATAGGAAAATCCATAAAGTATCATTTAGAAACGTTAGAAACTTCTATGAATTTATTTTCTAATGTGGATTTTGTGTTAATTGAAAATCAGATTGGGCCAATTGCGAATCGAATGAATAGTATTCAAGGAATGTTAACACAATATTTTATAATGAAAAATATTAATTCTATTAAGTATGTATCTGCTTCGAACAAATTAAAAAATTGGATTGATAAACAAACAAGTTATAGTGAGAGAAAAAAGAAAAGTATAGAAATTACTCGCACACTACTTTTAAAAAATAAGATTGACCAACCCTTCGTTGACTTTTTTGATCATCATACCAAAAAAGACGATTTAGCAGATTCATTATTACAAGCTGTATGGTTTCTAACAGACGGAATAAAAGAATTAACATAAAAGAATTAACATAAAAGAATTAATGAAATAACTAATATTAATTTCGTAAGACTTAAAATTATATGTTCTTAATTAAGTATAATGAGTTCTTTAGAACCGGTGGTTATAGAATTAGAAGAATCTAAAAATGAAATTTCATTATCAAATGGCGGCGCTCAATCCTCCACTAATTTTGGAGGAGGCATTGAACTTTTGATGAATGAAAAAAAACGTGGTGGTTCAAGTAATAAAATGCTTGGAGACTTAAGTGAACTTGAAAATGAATTAAATGAATTATCTAGCACAATTCATGAAACAAAAACAGAAAATACAAGAGATAATATTTTCAATCGAGCAATCAATCTTAATTTTAATAATGAGAGATCAAATGAAAAAGAAGATATGAATGACCGCCCAATTAATATTTCAGAGGAAAGCAATTTAGGAAAACAAACCATTGGTAACATTAATACAAATACAAAAACGTGGGATGGATATGGCAAAGTGAATGCGATTCCAAGCGAGAATGAGGAGGCGTCCATGACAAAAGAAGAATTGGTGAGAGAAAAATTTAAATTTTTACGACGATTAGAAGAATTAGAACGAAAAGGAGCGACCTTAACAAAAAAATATACGATGGAGTCGCCGTTACAAGAGCTTCAAGGGGAGTATGAGATGATTATTGCTGAGAAAGAAAAAAGCAATAGTGTTAAATTTCAAGGAAAAATGTTGATGGCATTTGTTACAGGAATTGAATTTTTAAACAACAAATTTGATCCTTTTGATATTAAGATTGATGGTTGGGGCGAACAAGTGAATGAAAATATTAATGATTATGATGAAATCTTTGCAGAATTACACGAAAAATACAAATCCAAAGCAAGATTGGCGCCCGAACTCAAATTGTTATTTCAATTAGGCGGTTCCGCAATCATGGTTCATATGACAAACACAATGTTTAAGTCTGCTTTACCCGGAATGGATGATATTATGAAGCAAAATCCAGAGCTTATGAGACAATTTTCGCAAGCAGCAGTAAATTCAATGGGCGAATCCAATCCGGGCTTTGGAAACTTTATGAATAATTTTATACCCGGAAATAATGTTCCAAATCCTCCAAACATTGGAAGTCCTCCGCCACCCATGGAAACACAAAGCATGAAAAGCGAACGTTATGCCGTTCCAAAAAATCGGCCTGATTTAATGTCTTCAAAAAAGCAAAATGGAATTAGTATTGAAGAGAGATTTGCTCCGCTCGATACGTCTGATAGTATTAGAACTCCAGCACCACAAAGACGCACTGAGATGAAAGGTCCTCGCGATATTAACGATTTGCTTTCTGGATTAAAAAGTAAGCCAGTATTGATCCCCGACTTTAGAGAAGAACGGGACCCGAGCACAGTGAGCATTTCTGAATTAAAAGAAATGAGCAATCAAAAACAACCAAAATCGAATCGAAAACAATCCAATACTCCAAAGAATACGATTAGTTTAGACTTGTAAACACTTTTAAAAAAATTGAAACATAGTAATCTATTAAATTAATACTAATATAAGTACAACTACACTATTAGTATTAATGACAACGACCACGACACAACGAATGAACTATATTTTGTTAGACACTAGTTATTTTATATTTTATCGATATTATGCTTTAATAACATGGTGGAAAGTGGCAAAACCAGAGCTTCCATTAGGAAATCCAATTTTAAATGAAGAATTTGTTACAAAATTC